TTACTGGCTCGCCCAGACGATCCGGTGGATCCAGGCGAGTTCCGACAGGTCAAAGGCGTAGTTCGGATGCGCCGGGTTGAGTGAGGCAAGCTCCACCCGCCGCGCCGATTGGCGCAGCAACTGCTTGGCCATCACCTCACCTGCACGCGTGCGCACCACCACGCGGTCGCCACGCCGCACTGGCGCACCCGGGGAGACGATCACCACATCGCCGTCGCGGAACACCGGCTCCATGCTCTCGCCGCTGATCTCCAGCGCATAGGCATTCGGGTCGGGCACGTCGGGCACCGAGATCTCGTCCCAGCCGCCGCCCACCGGATAGCCGCCATCGTCGAAGAAGCCTTCGCTGCCTGCCTGGGCCAGGCCGATCAGCGGGATGCGGCGGGCGGCGGCGGTGCGCCCGCCGCGCGGCATCGCGGAGGTGCCGGTGACCAGGGCCGAGAAGGTATCGAGCCCCGCCCCCGTGGCCTCCAGCACCTTGGCGATGCTCTCGGTGGAGGGCCAGCGCGGGCGGCCATCCACGCCCTTGCGCTTGGATGGGTTGAAGGCGGTGGCATCGAGCTTGGCGCGGCGCGCCAGGCCAGAAGCCGACAGACCGTTCTCGGCGGCGAGCGCATCGATGGCGCGCCAGACATCCTCATGTCGCATGGAAGCCGGCCTCCCGATTGGCTTGGGGTGGGGACGATTCGTGGTGAATTCCTATCGGCAGGACATCCTAGGTTTCGAGTCGCGATGCAATAGGAACTATTGCCTTGCAACCTAGACGCGAAATTGGTAAATCGGCGTTGTTCCTGATTTGTTCATGTCCGGGCAGATCAACAGCGCAGAAGGACCCCCCGCCCCATGCCGCCCATCGCACGAAATGGCGCCACGAACCGCACCCCGCTCCTGGTCAGCCTCGACCGCGCCCAGCCCTTCGCCTCGGCCGAGGAGGCCTGGTTCTGGACCATGGCCGCCCTCACCGCGCGGCGCGAGGGGGCCCGCCTCTCCGCCGGCAAGGGCGAGACCATCCGCCCCTGCGAGCCCGACGACGTCATCAAGTGCCTCGATCGGCTCTACCGCCAGCGCCGGATCGAACTCAGCCATGCGCGCATCATGCGCATCTGGGGTGAGCGCAATTGCGCCCCCAACCCGCGCATGCCCGGCGAGGGCGGTGACCACCGGCTGTGGGAAGAGGCGATGGAGCGGCTGGACTACCCGCTGCGCGCCAAGGGCATCGTTGCCGGCCCGCCGCGTGGTCTGGAAGCCCTGGCGGAGGCCAGCCACGCTGCCGGCACGCTCTCGATGGGCCGCGCCTGACCATGACCCGCGGGCGCGTGACGCATCGGCACCTGGCCGCGCCGGAAGCCGGCCAGAAGCTCTGGATCGCCTTTGGCGGCGTGGCCGACCAGCCCTGGCTGCGCCTGCTCCGCACCGGCTTCCGGCATTGCTTCGCCGCCCTGCAGGACGAGGCCGGGTGGACGGTGCTGGAACCCCTCTCCGGCCGGCTGATGGTGGCGCGCCTGCCGGTGGCGCAGGGCTTCGACCTGCCGCTGTTCTACCGCCGGGCGGGGCTGCGCGTGCTCGGCCCTTTCGCCGCCGGAGAGCCCCGCGGCGCCTCCCTGCCCTCCCTCGCCCCTTTCAGCTGCGTGACGCTCTGCCGCGCGCTGATCGGGCCGGAGGCGCCCTTCGCCGTGACCCCCTTCGGCCTGTTCCGCGCCCTGGGCGGCGAGGCTGTTACAAAAGAATCTCCGGTAAATAGGAATAAAGTCTTGACGCGGACGAGCGCCCCGCGCTAAGACACCTCTGCCACGGGGCGAGTTGCGTCCCGCGGTCTTCTCCCTCCCTGACCTCCTCCCGCCTTGAAGGCCCGCCCGGCACAACCGGACGGGCCTTCCCTTTTTCCGGGCCGGTCAGCGGGAGCCCCTTTCCAGCCGAAGGAGACGCGCATGGGTGGCCTGCTGAAGGCGCCGAAGCCCCAACCCGCGCCGGCCGCCGCCGCACCCGACCCGGGCCCGGCCCCGGCCGTCGAGGCCAGCGCCAGCACCGCGGAGACCGCGCAGCGCGAGGCGCAGGCCCGCGCCGCCGAGCGCGCCCGGCGCTCGCTCGCCGGCACCATCGCCACCTCGGCGCGCGGCGTGCTCGACCCCGCCCCCGCCTTCGCCACCCGCAAGACCTTGCTGGGTGAATGAAACGCCGCCCCCGCAGCACAAGGACAGCCGCATGACCCCCGAGGACGTGCTGAGCCGCCAGGCCCGCGCCGCCGCCCGCCGGCGGCCGCTGGAGGCGGTTTGGCAGGATTGCTACGACCACGCTTTGCCGCCGGTCGGCACCGCGCCGCTCTTCGACGCCACGGCGGCGGATGCGGCCGAGCAGCTGGCGTCCTCCCTGCTCGCCGAACTCACGCCGCCCTGGTCGCGCTGGTTCGGCCTGGCCCCGGCACGGCACCTGCCCGATGCGCTGGCGGCGGAGATGGCGGCGGAGCTGGAGATCGCCGCCGACACGCTGCAGGGGCATCTCGACCGATCGAACTTCGCGCTTGAGATCCACCAGGCCTTCCTCGACCTCGTCGTCGCCGGCACCGGCGTGCTGATGGTCGAGGAAGCACCCCCGGGCGAGGCCTCGGCGCTGCGCTTTCATGCCGTGCCGCTGCGCGATGCGGTGCTGGAGGAAGGTGCCTCCGGCCGGCTCGACACGGTGTTCCGCGTGCTCCGCCTGACGCCAGCCGAACTGCTCGCCCGCTGGCCCGGCGCCAACATCGTCGTACCGCGCGAGGAGGCCGAGGCGGCGCGCAAGCTGCGCATCGTCGAGGCCGCCTGGCCCGATGCGCGCCATGGCCATCGCTACGCCGTGGTCGTCGAGATGGAAGAGGGCATCCCCGAACTGCTCGCCGAGGGGCTGTTCTCGGAGAATCCCTTCGTCGCCTTCCGCTGGCTGAAGGTGCCCGGCGAGACCTATGGCCGCGGCCCGGTGCAGAAGGCGCTGCCGGATATCCGCACCGCCAACAAGGTGGTCGAGCTGATCCTGAAGAACGCCTCCATCGCCGCCACCGGCATGTGGATGGCCGAGGATGACGGGGTGCTGAACCCCGCCACCATCCGCCTCGTGCCCGGGGCGATCATCCCCAAGGCGCCGGGCTCCTCCGGCCTCACGCCGCTGGCCGCGGCGGGCGATTTCGACGTCTCGCAGCTGGTGCTGGACGATCTGCGCACGCGCATCCGCGCCGCGCTGCTCGCCGACCGCATCGCGGCCTCCGAGAAAACCGGCATGACGGCGACCGAGGTGCTGGAGCGTGGCGCGCAGGCGGCGCGGCTGCTCGGCGCCACCTATGGGCGCCTGCAAGCCGAGCTGCTGAGCCCGCTGGTCGCGCGCTGCCTCGCCATCCTGCGCCGGCGGGGCGAGATCGGCTGCGGCACGAATGAGGCGCGCCTCACCTACGCCTCGCCACTCGCCCGCGTGCAGGCCCGCGCCGATGCGGCCGAGACGCTGCTCTTCCTCCAGGCCGTGGGTGGCCTGGGGGCGGAGGCGAAGGCGGTGCTCGACGGCCCCGCCGCCGTGCGCTGGCTGGCCCGCACGCTCGGCGCGCCAGGCGAGATTCTGCGCGCGCCCGAAACCCTCCCCGCAACCCCGATTGAGGAGTGAGCCCCGCTCATGCCCGAGGACCTGTTGACCGCCGCCGCCGAGCCCAAGGCACGCACCGAACGCCCCGCCGAAATCCCCGCGAAGTTCTGGGACGAGATGGCGGGCGAGCTGCGCGTGGATGCGCTGCTGAAATCCTATGTCGAGCTGGAGCGCCGCCTCTCCCAGCGCGTCACGCCCCCGGCCGATGACGCGCCGGAGGAAGACCGTAGCCGCTGGCGCCAGATGCTGGGCATCCCCGACAGCCCCGATGGCTATGCGCTGACGCCGCCGAGCGAGGTCGTGACCCCCGACCCGGAGGTGAACAAGCGCCTGCACGAGGCCGGCTTCACGCCGCGCCAGGCGCAGCTGGTCTACGATTTGGCCGCCGAGCGCCTGCTGCCGCTGATCGCGGAAGCCGCGGCCGAGTTCGAGGCTGGCAAGCAGGTGGAAAAGCTGCGGGCGCATTTCGGCGGTGAGGAGCGGTTCCGCCGCATCGCCGGGCAGATCTCGACCTGGGGCCGCGCCAACCTCCCCGACGCCGTCTTCACCGCGCTGTCCAGCACGGCCGAGGGCGTCGTCGCCATGTCGCGCATGATGGAGGCGAAGGAACCGCCGCTGTCGCGCGAGGCGGAGGTGGAGCGCGGCCCCGATGAAGCCGAGCTGCGCAAGATGATGCGCGACCCGCGCTACTGGCGCGCCCGCGACCCGGCCTTCGTCAACCGCGTGACCGAAGGCTTTCGGCGCCTGGTTGGCCAATGAGCTGCCAGCGGCTGCGCTGAAGCGCGCCGCTGGCCGGGCGGGTGGTTGAGCGTCCCCCGGCTCCCACCCGCCCCACCCCTTCGCCCGCGAACAACCGGCATGCCGGCCGCGGGACCCTGAGGCGCGCACCGGCCCGCGAGGGAGAACCGGGCGCGCGCATCGCCTCCCCTGAACCCCACGCACACAGGAGGGCTCCATGCCCACCAGCACCCAGATCGACGCCGTCTTCACCGCCCAGTTCCAGGCCGAGGTGCATGAGGCCTATCAGCGCCAGGGCAGCAAGCTGCGCCCCACCGTGCGCTCCAAGACCGGCGTCGCCGGCTCCTCCACCTTCTTCCCGAAGGTCGGCAAGGGCACGGCGCAGGCCAAGACGCGCCACGGCGCCGTGCCGGTGATGAACCTCGAGCACGCGCAGATCGAATGCGTGCTGCAGGACTACTACGCCGGCGACTGGATCGACCGGCTGGACGAGCTCAAGACCAACCTCGATGAGCGCAGCGTCATCGCCAATGCCGGCGCCTTCGCGCTCGGCCGCAAGACCGATGAGCTGATCATCGCCGCGCTGGACACCGCGACGCGCGAGGCGATCGGCACCGCCGCCGGCACCACGGACTCCGACCGCCTGACGAAGGAGAAGGTGCTGCTCGCCTTCGAGATGATGGGCGCGGCCGATGTGCCGGATGACGGCAATCGTTTCGCGGTCGTCGGCTGGAAGCAGTGGAGCGACCTGCTGGCGATCGACGAGTTCAGCTCGGCCGATTTCGTCGGCGATGATGCGCTGCCCTGGAAGGGCACGCAGGCGAAGCGCTGGCTGGGCGCGACCTGGATGCCGCATTCCGGCCTGACCAAGTCCGGCGCGCTGCGCTACTGCTACTTCTACCACAAGACCGCGATCGGCCACGCCGCCGCGGCCGAGGTGGAGAGCGACATCACCTGGCATGGCGACCGTGCGGCGCATTTCGTCGCCAACATGATGAGCCAGGGCGCGGTGCTGGTCGATGACCTCGGTGTCGTGCGCATGCGCGCGGCCGAATAGGTGCGGATGCGCGCGGCCGAGTGAGGCCGGTGCGCTGAACAAGGGCGGTCCCTGACGGGGCCGCCCATTTTCGTTTTTCCCAGATACGGACGGACAAGATGGCCCTCACCGCCCTCGCGCTCTGCTCGCGCGCCCTGCTGCGCATCGGCGCCCAGCCCGTGGCCTCGCTCGACGAAGGCACGGCGGAGGCGGAGGTGGCAGCCAACCTCTACGCGCCGATCCGCGATGCGCTGCTGTCTGCGCATCCCTGGTCCTTCGCCACTGGCCAGTCGGCACTGCCGCGCCTGGTCGCGCGCCCGCAGGCGGACATGGCGTATGCCTTCCAGCTGCCGCCCGGCTTCCTGCGCGCACTCTCGGCCGGCACGGGCGATCGCGGCCGCGGCGTGCCATATCGCATCCAGGAAGACCGCCTGCATGCGGATGCCGAAGCCGTGGTGCTGACCTACATCTTCCGCCCCGATGAGAGCGCCTTCCCGCCCTTCTTCGCGCAGGCGCTGGCCGCGCGCCTCGCCGCCGAATTTTGCCTGCCGCTGACCGAAAGCGCCTCGCGCGCCGAGATGCTGTTCCGCCTGGCGGAGAGCGAGTTGCGGAGCGCGCGCCAGATCGACAGCCAGCAGGACACGCCGCGCGGCATCGAGGACTTTCCCCTTGTTTCGGTGCGGGGCTGACGCGCCATGCCCGTCGCGACCCGTCGCACCAAATCCTCCTTCGCCGCCGGCGAATTGGCGCCCGAACTGCTCGGCCGCGGTGATCTGCGCGCATTCGAGAATGGCGCGCGCCGCCTGCGCAACGTGGTGATCCAGCCGACCGGCGGCGTGGCCCGCCGCGCGGGTCTGCTGCACCTCGCCACCCTGCCCGGCGCCACGCGCCTGATCGCCTTCGAGTTCAACACGGAGCAGACCTACCTGATCGTGCTGAATGCCGGGCGGCTCGCCGTGTTCCTCAACGATGCCGAGGTCGCGGTGCTCGGCGCACCCTGGACCGGGGCGATGCTGACGCAGATCGCGCATACGCAAAGCGCGGATACGCTGCTGCTGTTCCATCCGGACATGCCGCCGCAGCGCCTGACGCGCAGCAGCCACACGACCTGGTCGCTCACGCCCTTCCCCTTCACGCGCGAGCCGCTGCACCCCCATGTCGCGGGCATCAGCCTCACGCCCTCGGCCACCACCGGCGCAATCACGCTGAACGCCTCGGCGGGCATTTTCCAGCCGGGCCATGTCGGCGCGCGCTTCGCGCTGGCGGGGCGGCGCGTGCTGGTCACCGCCGTGCTCTCCGCCACCCAGGCGAGCGCGGTGGTGGAGGAGACGCTGACCGGCACCTCGCCCACCACGGATATCCGCGAGAGCGCCTTCAGCACCCTGCGCGGCTGGCCGATCAGCGGCTGCTTCCACCAGGCGCGGCTCGTGCTCGGCGGGTCGCGCGAATTGCCGAACCGGCTGTGGCTGTCGCGCACCGGCGATCTGGGCAATTTCGACACCGGCACGGGCCTGGACGATGAGGGCATCGACTTCGCGCTGATGTCGGACCAGGTGAATGCGATCCGCGGCGTCTTCTCCGGCCGCCACCTGCAGGTCTTCACCAGCGGCGCGGAGTGGATGGTGACGGGCGATCCGCTCACCCCCGCCTCCATCCAGCTCAACCGCCAGACGCGCGTGGGCAGCCCGGTGGACCGCATGGTCCCGCCTGTCGATGTCGATGGCGCCACGGTCTTCGTCGCGCGCGGCGGGCAGGGCCTCTACGAATTCGCCTATACCGACGTGGCCGATACCTACCAGGCGAACGACCTCGCGCTGGTGGCGCGGCATCTCGTGCGCGGCGCGGTCTCCATGGCCTATGACCAGGCAACGCGGCTGCTGCACACGGTGATGGCCGATGGCAGCCTGGTCACGCTCACGCTCTACCGCGCCGAGCAGGTCATGGCCTGGACGCGCTTCGAGACCAGCGGCGCCTTCCGCGCCGTGGCGGAGAGCGAGGGGCGCGTCTATGCCGCGGTGGAGCGGCTCGGCACGCTGCGGCTCGAACGTTTCGATACCGCCATCGGCCTCGACGCCGCCATGACCGGCAGCGCCATCGCACCACAGGACGAATGGAGCGGGCTCACGCATCTCGAGGGCCAGAGCGTGGGCGTGCTCGCCGATGGTGCGCCGCGCGCGAATGCGCTGGTGCAGGGCGGGCGCGTCACGCTCGACCCGCCGGCGCGCAGCGTGCAGATCGGCCTGCCCTTCCGGCATGTGATCGAGCCGCTGCCGCCCGCGCTCGGCACCGCAGCAGGCGCGGCCAGCGCGCCGCTGCGCCTGGTGCGCGCCACCTTCCGCATCCTGGCCACGCCGGCGCTGGAGGTGGATCTGGGTCGCGGCGTGCAGCCCGTGGCCTTCCGCCGCTTCGACACGGCGGTGCTGGATGCCGCGCCGCTGCCCTTCACCGGCGATGTCGCGCTGCGCGGCCTTGGCTGGCGGCGCGATGCCCTCGCCCCCCTCTGGCGCGTGGAGGGCGAAACGCCGCTGCCGCTCACGCTGCTTTCCGTCACGACCGATACGAGGATGACCGATTGATGGCCCAGCTCGCACCCATCGCGACCGCCATCGGCGCGGGCGCGTCGCTCTACGCCACGGCGCGCCAGGCGCAGGCGCAATCCGCGCAATCGCGCGCCCAGGCGCAGCAGGCCGAGGCGCAGGAGCGCGCCCGCACCGAGCAGGCCAGTATCGAGCGCGCCGCCGCCGAGCGTGCGCGGCAGGCGCGGCTTGCCGGCACCATCGCCTCGGCCCGCGCGCGCCTCGCCGCGGGTGGCGTCGCGCCCGATGAAGGCTCGGCCGCCGCCCTCACCGCCGGGCTGCAGCGCGATTCCGCGGCCGCGGCGGCGGATAGCGAGGCGCTGTCGAATGCGCGGCTCGCCGCGGGACGACGCAGCCTGCTCAACCCGGATGGCTCGCTCACCACCTGGCTGCGTGCCGGCGCGAGCTTCGGTAATTCGTTGCGCAATCTGTTGGACTGACGCCGCGCGTCCCGTCTGCCTCCCTTCCCTCATTCTCACGGAGCCCACGATGGCCGAGCACATCCGCATCGGCGACGTCGCGCCGCGCGTCCAGTACGTGGGCGACGGCGCCCGAGTCGCCTTCACCTATCCCTTCCCGATCTTCCAGGACGATGAGCTGGAAGTCCGCGTCGATGGCCTGGTGCAGCTGGGCGGCGTCAGCGTCTCCGGCGCCGGCAGTAGCGAGGGCGGCACCGCCACCCTCGCCACGCCGCCCGCCATCGGCAGGACGGTGACGCTGCGCCGGCGCATCCGCGTGGAGCGCAGCACGGATTTCCAGGACAATGGCGTGCTGCGCGCGCGCACGCTGAATGACGAGCTCGACCGGCTTGTGGCCGTGCTGCAGGAACAGCAGGAAGTGCTGGACGCAACGTTGCGCCAGGACCCCGCCGAGGTCGGCGGGCAATTCCTGCTGCCGTTGCGCGGCTCGCGCGCCAACCGCCTGCTCGGCTTCGATTCCGCAGGCGATGCGGTGGTCTTCCCCCGCGATTCCGGCCTGCTAACCGCGCCGTTCCCGGGCAGCGTGCCGCGCACGGTGGAGGACAAGCTCGGCGAGCATCTCTCCGCGCGCGATTTCGGCGCCACCGGCAATGGCGTGAGCGATGACGGCCCCGCGCTACAGGCCGCGATGAACGCCGCCGCGGCCTCGGGCAAGCGCCTGCTGATCGGCGAGGGCAGCTATCGCACGACGCAGCCGCTGACCATGCCTGGCGGGTCGCCGGGCCTGAGCATGCGCGGCGCGATCCTCTATGCCGGCCCCGCCGGCCAAGTGGCGCTGACCATCGGCGATGGCGGCACCGCGCGCAACGCGAACAAGTTCCATGAGGGGCTGACAGTGCTGCGCGCCACGCAGTCCGATTGGAGCAATGAGGGCGATCTCGGTCTGCTGCTGCGCAACCACGACGCCTCGGTGATCGAGATCCGCGAGGTCACGGGCTTCACGCTCGGCATCCGCACATTGGGCGACGGGCGCGGCTTCGAGGACACGACGCTGATCCTCAACCGCATCGTCAACAACAAGATCGGGCTTGACGTGCATTGCGCCACGGCGGGCGCGTGGAACACCTCGATCCGCTATTACGGCGGGCATTTCGCGGTGGGCTCCACCGTGAACACCGACAAGGATCGCTTCGGTATCCGATTCTCTGCGGCACCGGGCGCCTATGTCGCGCATAACCGCCACGTCTTCGACGGCACGAATTTCGAACTCAACGCGAAGGACCGCCCAATCACGGGCATCCCCTTCCTCTGCGAGGTGAATTCGCGCGCCGTGATCGCCCGCGCGATGCGCATGGAAGGCTGCTCGGGCTTCGTCGCGCGGCACACGGCGGGCGCGCAGGACCATCTCTACGAGGTGGCCTGGGCGAGCCAGGGCTATGCGGTGGAGATCGAGCATACCTCCACCGCCACGCGCCTCGGCGGCGTGGTCCGAGCCTGGCACCAGGCGCTGGCGCATCGCGAGGCGACGCGCGAGATCGCCACTGTGCCCTCGCTGCGTGCAGCGGCGATCCGCTGGAACGCGACCGAAACGGGGTTCGAGACGCTGGCCTGCCTGTCCTCCAATGTCGGGGGCAGCCCTTCGACCATCGCGGACTTCACCTTCCCCGCGCTCGATTCCTTCACCCTGACCAATCGCGGCGTGATCCTGACCGGTGGGCGCGCGCTGGGCTTCGTGGTGGATTCGCGGACCTGCCGCGACTTCGCGCTCTCGGTCGATGCGGATGCGCCGCGGCTGATGGTGATGACCTTCGACGCCGCCGGCAATCTGCTGACCAATGCGGGGGGCGCGCTGGTGCTGGCCTCGGGCCAGTCGATGGCCTGGAATGCCGATGCGCGCTGGTGGCAGGGCGCGGCCGACATGACCGATGACGGGCTGACACGGCTGCAGACCGTGCGGCTCGCGCCCCAGGTCGCCACCGCGATCATCGGCGTCGCCCGCGTGCAGCAGGATTACGAGCTGCGCGCGATGCGCCTGTCCTGCGACCCGCGCCACGCGCCGGCGGTGCTCTACGGCCTGCCGGATTTGCGCCACGGCGTGCGCCAGCTGCTCGCCGAGCAGGCCTGGGACCCTGCCTCCATCGCCGCTGGCGGCAGCGCGCAGACCAGCGTGACCGTCGCCGGCGCCAGGCCCGGCGATTTCGTGCAGGCCGCCTTTTCCCTCTCCACCTCGGGAGTCGTCTTCATGGCCCAGATCGGCGCGCAGGATACGGTGACGGTGACCGCGTGGAATCGCAGCGGTGCGGCCGTGGATCTCAATCCCGGCACGGTCCGCGTGCGGGTGTTGAAGGCATGAGCACGCCCAAACGCCCGCGACGCAAAACCAATGCCGGCGATGCCGGCGCCATCCCCGAGCACACGATCGAGCACGCGCTGCCGCTGGTGGCGGAGGACTACGCGGCGCTGATCGCGAACAGCCCGAAGGGCGAACCTGCGCCGGATCCGAAGCAGGTGGTGGCGCATTACGCCGCCGCCCATGCGGTGCTCGCGCATCTCGTCGAGCTGTCGGAACTCGCTGGGCGCAGGCATGACGAGCCCGCCGCCAGCGCCGCCGCCGATGCCGCGCTGGTGCAGGCGCGCGCGGGCATGAAGCGGGAGGCCGATGACCCGCCGTCCGGCGAGGAGCGTTGAGCGAACGCCCCGCCGACCTGCTGGAATTCGCCTGGATCTGGAATGATCTCGCCGGGCTTTCCACGCCCACGGTCCATCGGCGGATGCTGCGCTGGCTCGCCGCGCGCGTGACAGCGGAGGATCATCGGCTGCTGCTGATGGCCTTCCGCGGCTGCGGCAAATCCACGCTGGTCGGGCTGTTCTGCGCCTGGACGCTCTATCGCGCGCCGCAGACGCGCATCCTGGTGCTCGCCGCCGATCTCGCCCTCGCCACGCGGATGGTCGCGACCGTGCGGCGCATCCTGGGCCGCCATCCGCTCTGCGGCAGCCTGTTGCCAGACCACAACGAAGGCTCCTGGGCGGCGGATCGTTTCACCGTGGTGCGGGAGGCCGTGCTGCGCGACGCCTCGATGATGGCGGCGGGCATCAGCGGCAACATCACCGGCGCGCGCGCCGACCTCATCATCTGCGACGATGTCGAGGTCGCGGGCAATTGCGACACGCCGGGCAAGCGTGAGGCGCTGCGCGAGCACCTGACCGAGGCCGAGTTCGTGCTCGTCCCCGGCGGCACCATGCTGTTTGTCGGCACGCCGCACACCAATGAGAGCCTCTATGGTGAGGGGCCGGAGAGTTTCCTCGCCGGCTATCACCGCCTGGTGCTGCCGCTTCTCGATGCGGCCGGCAATTCCGCCTGGCCGGAGCGCTTCCCCCTGCATGTCGTCACGGCGTTGCGCGACCGCGTCGGGCCGTTGGCCTTCAAGCGCCAGATGCTGCTGCAACCGGTGGCGGAGGAGGCCGCGCGGCTCGACCCTTCCGCCATCGCCCGCTACGCCGCCGAGCCCGACTACCGCGAGGCGAATGGCCGCGGCGTGCTGACGCTGCTTGGCCATCGCATCGTCTCGGGCGGGGCGTGGTGGGACCCGGCCTATGGGCGGCCGGGCAGCGGCGATGCCTCGGTGCTCGCCTGCACCTATGCCGATGCCGAAGGGCGGCACTACCTGCATCGCCTGGCCTATCTGCTGCACGATCCGAATGCGGCCGATGACCCGGCGACGCAGCAATGCCGCGCGGTGGCGCAACTTGCGCAGGATCTGCTGCTGCCGGTCGTGCGCGTCGAGACCAATGGGCTCGGTCGCTTCCTTCCCGCGCTGCTGCGGCGCGAGGTCGCGAAGATCGGCGCTGCCTGCACGGTGCAGGAGGTGGCGAGCCATCGTTCCAAGACCGAACGCATCCTCGCAGCACTCGACCCCGTGCTCGCCGCGCGGCGGCTCTCCGCGCATGAGGGCATCTGGCGCACGCCCTTCCCGCGCGAGATGGCGGAGTGGCGTCCCGGGGCTTCGGGTGTGCGCGACGATGCGCTGGATGCCGTCGCGGGCTGCCTGCTCTCCGAGCCTGTGCGCCTGCCCTCCGTGGTTGCGGCCCGGCCCGGCACGCTGCCCTGGCGCGGCGTCTGATCCTTTTTCGAAACCGAGACTTTTCCCTTCCTGGCAAGGAGTAGATGCGATGCTGCCCGAAATCCCGCCCCAATTGGCGGCGGCTGCGGCGGATGCGCCGATCGCGCTGCTGATCCTGTGGATGATGCATGTGCTGCGCCGCGACCTCGCGCAGCGGCCAGAGCGCGAGGCGCCACCGCCCCCGGCCGCGCCGCCGGCGCGTGACGAGCTGGCCGAGTTCAAGCTCGAAGTGGCGCGCACCTATGTGCCGCTGTCGCTGATCCGCGACCTCGATTCGCGGCTGTCGCTGCATCTGATGCGCATCGAGGAGAAGCTCGATGAGGTGAGCCGTGCGGCGACCACGGCGGCGGCCGTCTCCGGCCAGGCGCTGCCAAACCGCAAGATGGGCTTCGCCACGCGCGGCCAGGGAGACGAATCATGA